CCATTACAACTATTCTCGGCAGTCAACCAAAGCCGGGTTTAGTTGAATGGAGGAAAAGAGTTGGTGATATAGAAGCTAATAAAATAATGAAAGAGGCTTCTTCATTAGGTACTGCTGTACATAATTTATGTGAACAGTATTTATATAATGAGAAATTAAAATCTTCAAATAATGAAGCAATAAGTATATTTAATCGTTTGAGATTTTTATTAGGTAATGTAGATAATATAGTTGGTTTAGAAGTTCCCTTATATAGTGATCAATTAAAAGTTGCTGGTACGGCAGATTGTTTTGCAGATTATAATGGTGTATTTTCTGTTATTGATTTTAAAACATCAAAGAAACCAAAGAAAGAAGAATGGATTGAAGATTATTTTATTCAAGCATTTTTCTATGCAATAGCCTTCTTTGAAAGGACGGGTGCAATACCAGAACAAGTAGTTATAATGATTGCTGTTCGTGATGTTTTTGAAGTTCAAGTATTTAAGAAGTCTATGGATGAATTAGATACTTATATTGATAAATTAATTGATATAATGAAAAAACAACCACAAGTAATACAAATAGGATAGGGAGAAGTAAAATGTCAGACGAATTTAATATCAATGATTATGCTGAATCAATGGATTTTGGCTTTAATATTGTTGATGAAGCTGAAGTAGAGAATTATGAAACCGAAATTAAAAATAGAGTAGCTGTTGAAGGTACTACTGTTGATACCTCTGCTTTAGAAAATAAAATTGATACATCTATTAAGTTAATTGACCAGTTAGTTGAAATGCGAAAAGGTGATGAAACACAAATAGATATTCTTAAAAAAGAACATAAAGAAGATATGTTGAAAGTTGAAAAGATGATTATGCCATTATTGTATAATTTGATGAAAAATCCAGAAGATATATATATTAAATGGCCGAATCGTAAAGAGATTATCCAGAAACAAATTTCAAAAATAGTAGCAGTTACGAGAAAATAGTATAGGAAAGAATATGATTCAAAATTTTATTATGTGTAGTATTTTTATTCTGAGTACAGGATGCACAGCTATGGTGGATTTGGCAGTTGGTACAGCGGGTGGTGCATTGGGTAACATGATTGATAGAAGGGTTGAAGATTATTTGGGAAATGACGCAGCATTATCAGATGAAAAACTTGATGGAAAAATTACTAAAAAAAAGGAGAAATAAACATGGCGTGGGTACCTGTTTTAAATAAAGCTAACCAGAATACAGAATGGCAATATGAAAATACTGCTACGGCATCTAATACATATTCAGACGCAAATGGTTCATATTCAGGTGGTATAAGAACTTTTACATTTGCTAATGGAAATGTACAACAAACTTATGTAAGATGCCGAAAAGCAGGTGAAACAATAGAACGAGGTGAATTGTCTAGGGATTTTTTTGAAGAACATTAAAATTGTTGAAGGAGTTGGTTATGTTATACAAAAATTATGTAAATGGTAAGTGGGTTGATTGTGAATTATATAAAGTTTTTGAGAATTCAAATCCTGCAGATATTACAAATGTAATTGGTAATTTTCAAGATTCTGGTGAAAGTGATATTAACCATGCGGTTGAATGTGCCATGGAAGCATTCAAAACTTGGAAGGATGTTCCTGCACCCAAAAGGGCAGAGATTCTTTTCAAGGCCGCAGAGATTTTAGTAAGAGATAAAGAATGTATTGCTAAAGGAATGACACAGGAGATGGGTAAAGTATTACCTGAAACCCGTGGTGATGTTCAAGAAGCAATAGACATTGCTTACTATGCAGCTGGTGCTGGTAGAAGATTGACAGGTGAAACAGTACCATCTGAAATGAAAAACAAATGGAGTATGAGTGCCAGATTACCCTATGGTGTAATTGGCATGATTACACCGTGGAACTTTCCAATAGCAATTCCTGCATGGAAAGCATTTCCTGCTATCGTTGCAGGTAATACAGTAGTTTTAAAACCAGCAGAAGATACGCCGTGGTCTGTTATTAAACTTGCTGAAGTATTCCATGAAGCAGGATTACCAGCTGGTGTATTTAATGTTGTAACTGGTTATGGGCCAAGTGCAGGTATGCCCCTAGTAAAACATCCAGATGTAAAAGTTATTTCATTCACAGGTTCATCAGCAACAGGTAGTTTAATTTCTAAAGAATGTTCACAACTCGGAAAGAAATATTCATTAGAGCTTGGAGGAAAAAATTCAATTACAGTAACAGAAAATGCAGACCTTGACCTTGCCATTGAAGGAGTAATATTCGGTGCTTTTGGTACAACAGGACAAAGATGTACTGCTTGTAGTAGAGTTATCATTGATAAGAAAGTTAAAAAAGAATTTACTGAAAAATTAGTTGCCCGAACAAACTCATTAACACTTGGTGATGGATTAAAAGATGAAACAGATGTAGGACCTTTGATTAATCAAAAAGCATTATCCAAAGTTGAAGGTTATGTAATGGATGCTATGAAACGCGGTGATTATCTATTAACAGGTGGACATAAGACAGAACTTCCGGGTTGGTTTTATGCTCCTACTATCTTTACTGATATTAAACCAGATAATGAATTGGCACAAGAAGAAATCTTTGGGCCTGTTGTTGCTATTATTGAATATGAAACATTGGATGAAGCAATAGATATTGTTAATGGAACAAGATATGGATTAAGTGCAGCCATATACACAAAAGATGTGAATGAAAGTTTTAAATTTATGAAAGAGGTTGAGACTGGTTTAGCATATATTAATACAAGTTGTATTGGTGCAGAGGTCGGTCAAAACTTTGGTGGCATTAAAGATACTAGTCCTATTAGTAGTAGAGAAGCAGGGAGTATGATGTTTGAATCTGTAACATGGTGTAAGAATATGGTAATTGATTTCTCTGGTAAATTACAGAAAGCACAAATAGAATGATGGGATTCTTTGAAGTATTGGCAGTAGTTTTTCTAGGTATTAGTGGACAAGCTTATCAGGAAGTTCCATTTAAAGGTTATCCTCCTATGAAAGCAATATTCTTAAATGAATATCAATGTAATGAAGTTAAAACAAAAAAAGAAAAATGTGTTCGTTTTAGTTATGAATATGTAGGGTTGTTTGAAAAATAATGCCCTTGTAGCTCATGTTGGTAGAGCAGCTGATTTGTAATCAGCAGGTAGGGGGATCATCACCCTCCAAGGGCTCCACACTTCACGAAAGGTTTGTTATGAATGATACGATTAGATTTTATTGTCCTTATTGTCAAGAAAAAAATCATTTTCTTGTAGAACATGAAAATGCTTCTGGTGAGTTTTTTCAATCCACTAATATTCCTTCACATATTGCTGTAGAAATAAAATCAAAAACAATACAATGTGAAAATTGTAATAAAAATCTTTCGATTGATTTAGAGGATATTCCGATAAGACAATATAATCTTAAAGTACGAAAAGATTGTACTGGACATTATCGTGGTATGGAGGAATGGTATGAAGATGCAATTCCAAAATATACAGACGAGGAATATAGATGATTGAAGCATATTTCGGAACAAGGAAATGGGCCTTGTGGGCGTGGGGTGGGTTATTGATTCTTTTGAGTTCTCTATGGCTACAAGTATCAATAACTGTTATGATAAACGAATGGTATGGTGGGTTCTATGACTTGATGCAAGAATCTAGTTCTTTGCATTACGAGACACATCCACAAGAGGGTATTAATTTATTTTATGAAAAAATAAAAGATTTTTGTATGTTAGCAATGCCATATGTTCTTATAGCAACAATTACTAATTGGTTTACTAGAGTATATGGATTGAGATGGAGACAAGCTATAACATTTGATTATCTTCCCAAGTGGAGAAATGTTAAACAAGATATAGAAGGTGCATCACAAAGAATACAAGAGGACACACACCGTTTTGCAGAAATAATTGAAGGATTAGGATTACAAGTTGTCCGTTCAATAATGACATTGATAGCATTTATTCCTGTATTATGGCAATTGAGTTCAAAGACAGATATAACATTTTTTAATATAGTAGAAGGGTCATTAGTCTGGTATGCATTTTTTATTTCAATAGGTGGATTAATTATTACTTGGTTTGTGGGTTCAAAGTTACCTGGCTTAGAATACAATAATCAAAAAGTTGAAGCTGCATTTAGAAAAGAATTAGTATTGGGTGAAGATAACAAAACAACTTATGCACAACCTGAGACTATCTTTTCTCTATTCACAGGAATTAGATTTAACTACCAGAGATTATTTAATCATTATGGTTATGTCGATATATGGATAAATGCTTACGATCAATTCATGGTTATATTACCCTATCTATTAGTTGGCCCAGGATTATTTACACAGCTGATAACATTGGGCGTCGTGGTTCAAGTTAGCAATGCGTTTGCCAAAGTCCATGAGGGCTTTGGAGTATTTCTATTCCAGTTTACGGCGATAACTGAATTGAGAAGCATTCATAAGCGTCTGAAAGAGTTTGAGTTTAATCTCACCAAATACGCGATTTAAGGCGATATTATGAGAAATGGGTGTCAGAGTATGGCTTTTATTAATTAACGCGTAAAACGGCTCCTAGGCGTCTTAAAAGTCGTTTGTTTTCAAGGACTTATAAACCCTTGTTTTTAAAGAAGTTAAAGTTCTTCCTTGTATTTGAAGCTGATTTAGTATATAATAGATGTAGATTAATAAATGGAGAAATAATGTTTCCTATTTGTGGATGGACAAACAGAGATGGCAAACCAGCAGTTATTGGTTTTGCTGGTAAAGCACATTCTGGTAAAGATACAGCTGGGCAATATTTAGTTGATAAATACTATTTTAAACATTATTACTTTGCAAAGCCATTGAAAGAGGGATGTAACAAAATGTTTAATCTCTCTGATGAGCAGATAAGAAACAAAGAAAAAGTTATTGAGCCATGGGGCAGGTCTCCTAGAGAACTTTATCAATTATTAGGAACGGATGTTGCAAGAACTATTGACCCTAATGTCTGGATAAAGAATGCGGAAATGTTTTATAAAAATGCTATTGGATTTTCAGTCGTGATTACTGATGTTCGATTTGCAAATGAAGCCAGATGGATTAGAGAAAAAGGTGGGATAGTTGTGTATATTAATAGGCAACAGAAAGAAATTGAAGCAAATGGCCATTCGAGTGAAAATGGTTTAACTGGCCAAGACATTGATGTTTATATACAGAATGATGGAACGATTAATGATTTATATGAACAAATTGAGAACATACAATACGCAGAGTATAAATATTAATATTGCTGTATAATTGATATAACGGAATCATATAGGACGAGGGGGCAGTACCCTCCGTCTCCACCAAACGCAATTATGGGGACGAAAAAGTTTCGACTGTATAAGGAAGGTATATTGACGGCACGGAGAAGAATGATGGCTCCGTTATCAATCATTCAAACTAAGAACTGCTAACGATTATCCGCTAGCACTGGCAGCATAAGCTGTCGGGGTTCGAGGGAGCCTGGCAACAGAAATCCCTCATTTAGTTATGGTGAATGAGTATTATTTTCATCATTATTTTTAATTCCTTTAGAGGAGATGTTTATGAGTCAGAAGCAAGGTATGCCGAAAGTAGGTCGTAGAAACGCACGAAAGATTACTAGACGGGAGTCAGAGTTGACTGGCCTTCCACGCTGGGTTGAAATGTACACCAGCCCAGCAACGGGTGAAGTATCTTTCAAGAATGCCAACATTGTTGGTGGCGCACGAACTGTTAATGCTATCCGTAATAAACTGGATAAATTTTATCATTCGGCCTAAACATTAGAGGATGTGGGGTTCGAACCCCACATCCTCGTTTCTTTTTTTTAAATATGAGAAATTTATTTCAGAAAATAAAAAAAAGTAAACATTCAAAATTATTATTAAAATTATATATTGTTTGGTGTGTAGTAGCAGACCTTACATTATTAAGTGGTATTATTTGGAGTTTTATTTATTTTTGGTGATGATATGAAGAAACTTATTTTATTATGTTTTGTTATGATTTCATGTAGTGGTTGGAAGAATTGGAATAATAATGATATATTTTTTGTACCGGAATATAACAAGAGAAATGAGATTAATTGTCTTGCAAAAAACATTTACTTTGAAGCCCGAGATCAATCAGTAAAGGGACAAATAGCAGTAGCATTAGTTACTATAAATAGAGTTAAGAGTAGACGATTTCCAAATAGTATTTGTAAAGTAGTACATCAAGCTACTAGAAGAAATGGCAAAATAGTATTACATAAATGTCATTTTAGTTGGTATTGTGATGGGAGAAGTGATAGACCAAAAGATAAGATGTCGTGGGAAATCTCTTTGTTGATTGCGAGAGCTATGTTAAAGAATCCCATACAAGATTTTTTACATGGTGCAACTCATTATCATAGAGTAGATGTAAACCCGTATTGGAATAGGAGAATGTTAAAATTTTCTACCATTGGCGATCATGTTTTTTACATTGATGCCCTTAATCGTTAAGAAAGGACACTCATGGCAACTAATAAACCAATTGATGGCAAACCAACGGAAGCACCAACAGCAACAACACCAGATGATAATGATATATATTTGTTTATGACCGGTGTAACGGATGAATCTTGTAGAGATTTAATTTCTTTTATTATTACAAAGAATTTAGAAAAACCAAGACCAAAATACTTACAATTAATTATTAATTCAAACGGTGGAGATTTAAATGCAGCTTTTGCTGTTATTGATATGATGCGTGGTAGTCCAATACAAATAAGAACTGTTGGTTTGGGAATGATTGCATCAGCAGCCTTTGCAATATTTATTGCTGGTGAAAAAGGACATAGAACATTAACACCTAATACTTCTATAATGAGCCATCAATATTCTTGGGGTTCATATGGTAAAGAACATGAATTGTTTTCTACTGTTAAAGAATATGAATTAACTACTGAAAGAATGATAAAGCATTATAAGAAGTGTACTGGATTAAATGAGAAACAGATAAGAGAATATCTACTACCACCCCATGATGTTTGGTTGAGTGGTAAAGAAGCAAAGAAACTTGGAATTTGTGATAATATAAAGGATTTGAAATGAGTATTGATATTTCCTTGACGATTGAAGAAATAGTTAAGAAGAAACATATAACATATATGGAAGCTATTTTGGAATATACTAATGAAGTTGATGGTGAAATTGAAATGATAGCAAAGATGTTAAATAAATCTATCAAAGATAAGATTGAAGTGGAAGCTCAAGAACTTAATATGTTTAAGAAATCTGCAAAGCTTCCAATATAATCTTTTCCTTGTTTTTGAGTTTTACTTTTGTTATAATATTAAGTAATAATCAGTAATATAACGCAATATTAAATTTAAGGAGTAAAAGTATGGCTAGTTTTAAAGATTTAAAGAAAAATAGAATGTCCAACCTAGAGAACCTCTCTAAACAAGTTGAAAAACTTGCAGAAAAACCCTCGTATGAAGATGATCGTATTTGGAAATGTGAACGCGATAAGTCGGGTAATGGTTATGCCGTTATTCGTTTCCTCCCTGCCTCCAATGATGAAGATATGCCATGGGTACAAATGTGGTCACACGGCTTCAAAGGTCCCGGTGGATGGTATATTGAAAACTCTTTAACCACACTTGGTAAAGAGGACCCTGTATCAAAAGCAAATACAGCTCTCTGGAATTCTGGTATAGAATCAGATAAGAATATTGCAAGAGACCGTAAACGAAAGTTAAGTTATTATTCTAACATTCTTGTATTGGAAGATAGTGCTAATGCAGAGAATGAAGGAAAAGTATTCTTGTTTCGTTATGGTAAGAAAATCTTTGAGAAGATTACTAGTGTTATGAATCCTGAGTTCAAAGATGAAACACCGTTAAATCCTTTTGACTTTTGGGAAGGTGCAAACTTTAAAATCAAAATCCGTCAAGTAGATGGTTATGCAAATTATGATAAGTCAGAGTTTGCTGGTCAGTCTAAACTGTTTGATGGTGATGATGCAAAGTGTGAAGCTATCTGGAAGCAACAACATTCACTTCAAGATTTGATAAGTCCTGATAAGTTTAAATCTTATCAAGAATTAGAAGCACGGTTTAATACTGTAATTGGTTCTAGTTCTGATTTTGAAGAAACAATTGATTCTGAGGATGCAGTTGAACCTGCTGTGCAGGACTCAACATCTGATGATTCTTTGGAATACTTCAAGAAGTTAGCTGAACAATAAAACTGGTAATGGGGACTTCGGTCCCCATTATTCTACTAGTTTATCTAAGTTCATCCCACCTTGTGCATTTTTAGGCATTAAGAATTTTGTTTCATTATTATTATTAGTAACATTTGTTGATGGTGCATTTACAAAATTTCCAACACCAGCTTGTTCTCCTTTTAGTGTTGCATTTTCAGTATGAAGAGCCCTCATACCAGCAGATTTACTACTCGGTGATACAGACGCACTCAAATTATCATCCGGACTGTCAGGCGCTAGATTAGTTGTTTTTGGTATTACTCCTGCAATTTGAGCGGCAAACTTGAATTTTTTCTTTTCCTTCTCATTCATTTTAGACCATAGATGTTTTCCAGAAGGTCCTTTCAGAGCCAATTCCACCGCTCGTTCACTTCCACGTTTCCCCTCTTGGTATTTTCCTAAAGTTCTTTCAGCAGCTCTTTGTGAAGCTTCTTTGGCTGCTTTAGAAGTACCACTACCGGTTTCAACTTCATCATCTACACCACCAAGATGTGCTTGCCACATTTTATCTTGTTTTGTAGTATTGATACCTTTAAGAGTACCATCTGGTTTACGAATTTGTGATTTGTATTCTTCTGATTGCAAAAATTCAGCTTTAGTTGCAAACTTTCCTTTTGCTTTTCGGTTCGTCATTATAGCATCTTGTTTTTCAACTTGTTCATCAGTTACTGTTGGTACTTCTGGTTCTTCATCATCACCACCAAGTAGACTCAGTAATGGTTTAGATATATAATCTGGTAATGTTCCAATTAAAGCTTTCATCCAACTACCAATATTTATTGCGGCAAATTTTTCTTTTAAACTATCAACAGCTCCTGTTAGAAAACCAAATGCTTTAGAAAGTCCTGCTTTGATATCATCCCAAAATGCATAAACCAATCCACCAATTGCGAGTCCAGCTAAAATTGCCCAACCAACAGGAGTAGTGACTAATGGCATTATAAGTTTAGAACCAAGTTTCTTAATCCACTTACCAGCTTTACCAAACTTTTGTACAATACTACCAAAGATACCTTTGGATGCACTTGCTATATTACCAGCACCTTTTTTAACAGCACCACCTGTTCGTGATAAGAGTCCCGGCCCACCTCGTGTTTTAAGTCCTTGCTCTTTCATTATCGACATAGCTTTACGATTTTCCATAAATTTCGTAATGCCACCTTTTGCTGCACCCCATGCCATGCCAGCACCTTTACTTGCCCATCCCCCCAAAAGTTTTAGAAGAGGACCTTTGGTAAACCAAAGAGTTAATCCTGTAATAGCAGCTATAAGTGGATGTTTCGCACTCCATTTAAACGCTTTTACTAAAACGTCAAATACCTTTTTTAAATGTTTTAAAGGTGTCAATAAAACAAACAATCCAGCTGCAATCATTTTCCAATTCTTTACAAACCAATTATCTTTGTTTCCTTTTTTTATGGATTTCCACATACCCTTTAGAGTCTTTCCTTCTGCTGCTTGGTGTTTTTCAAGGTCTTTTTGTCTGTTTTCTGCCCAAGCATCTTCCTCCATTTTTTCTTCTGCTGATAAACTTCTTTGGCCCAAAAATGCTTCAGCTGTAGTTTTGGTGTTTTTTTCTATGGCAGTTAATCTTTCTAACATCCCATCAGATCCTTCTTTGCCCATTGTTTCAAAGATATCTAGCTTAGGTTCTGCCCTAGTAGCACCCTCAGGAACTCTAGGGTCAGAGAAAGGCACCATTTTATTTGAATCTAATGTTGCATGATACTGTCCAGTTTTTTCATTCCACTTAACATCCGTTTTAGCTGCAGCAAAATCTCTTATCTTACCTAAATGTTTTTCCATTTGATGCAAAGTATCAAGCATCTTTGTAAATACACCAGACTTAGATATAGGAGATTTAACTTCTGCAAGAGTAGATTTAATCTGAAGAACTTTTTTAGATTGACCAGATAAATCAATTGGTTTAGTCTGTTCAACTTGTTGGACTTTTGGTAAGTGTGAAGGCATTCTACTTATCCTTTGTTTTGTTGTTTAATTCTTTCATTTTCTTCTTGGATATGGTTTACTAATAATGCTATATAAATTTCCCTTTCCCAGGGAATCATATTTTCTAACTCAGTAAGTGAATATTTATGATGTTGCATCATGGCAAAATTTGTAGTGTAAATATTTTCAAGGTTTTCATGGGAAAGGGCTACTCGAAAAAAGATGCGAGTCCCTCCAATGTAATTTCTTCTTTATAATTACAAACTTTACCTTTTGTTTCTTTGTCTTTTGTTTTATTCTTACAATGTAAGTTTACATTATGTTTAAGTGCAGGTGCTGTTTCAAAGAATTTTGATACTTTTTTAAATTGTTCATCATTTAAAGATTCTAAGAAATCTTTTAATTCTTTTTCTGTATGGTCTTTTGCCGGATATGTTGATTCAGCATCATAAATGTAATCAATACAATGAATAATAGTGTCAAACATTCCTTCTATATCAGTTGAATCTTTTTGAATGTCTACTAGTTTTTTTTGTATGGCAATGTCAGGATATCTCATAACAATACCCAGATTATCAGTCAATTCTATTTTAGTATTATGCTTCTCTGTACGTTGTATTGCAATATCTTTTATATTAATACTTAACGGAATAGTTCCATCACATTTTGGACACTTATAACTTAACTCAAGTAGTTCTCCTTTGGCTTTTCCTCTTAATTGAAGAAAAATATATTCTATATCAAACATTGGTAGATTATCAATATCTAATTCACCAACAACACAATTTTTAATTATATTAATAGTTGCATCCATTATTTGTTCTTCATCTTCACTTTCCATTGCGATGAGAAGAATTTTTTCTTCTTTAACAAGAAAAGGTCTATACTTATATTCTTTTCCTGTTGATGGTAATTTTAAAGTATATTCTGGTACTGTAATTGTTGGTAAACCCATTTCATTTACTCCTATATAAAAATAATATTATTATTCCTTAAACTTCTAAATCAGCTGTCTTTTCTTTATCTCCCCAAACTTGTGTAAAATGTCTGTATGTAAAATTAACAGTCATACGCATTATATCAGTAGACCCATAATCTAATTGGATTGGGTCAATCTTCTTAGGATAAGCTTCATGTAAAGTTGTTGTTAATGTTTTTTTATCTTGTCTGGATATATCAATAATTTCTATTTGAGATTTATAATCATCATAATATCCTATACGATTATTTACTGGATTACTTATTATTTCCAACCATTTTTGCATAATGTTAAGTTCCATTAAATTCTCACTACAATAAAATGATAGTAACACATCATCATATAATTTTTGATAACCTACAGAACGATATCCTAAGTCTTTGTCAGTTGTGGCTATGGATATACCGGGAATTTGTGCATTGTAACAATTTAAGGTAAGTGGAAATACATCTTCATTTACACTACCCCACTTGAATATACGAACTGTAAATAAATTAGGTCGTGCAAAAGAAGCTTTGGTTTTTGCTTGAATATCTGATATTGTTAATGCCATTTTCCTCTCCGTTATAAATACTTGAACTATACTATATTTATAAGAGTTTTATGAAAAAATATCCAAAAGTCGGTCGTTATGTAGTACAAAATAAAGAGAAGTATGTGGCGGATCTTCAAGAATGCCACTATCGTTCTGGATGGGAATTGAGATATATGAAGTATTTAGATACTCACCCCAAAGTGATTGAATGGGGTTCAGAAAATGTCATTATTCCATATTATAATCCAGTAGAAAAGAGAACCAGACGATATTTCGTTGATTTCTATGCTAAAGTGAAGTCTAATACAGGAGAATATCAGAAATATATCATTGAAGTCAAACCAGCAGATCAATGTAAACCACCCAAGAAACCAAAGAAGCAGACTCCAGGATATATCAAGAAACTCAAGACTTATATAATGAATCAGGCAAAATGGAAGGCTGCTCGTAAATGGGCCGAGAAACGAGGCTTTGAATTTGTGATTATAACAGAAAAAGAGCTAGGAATCAAGACTAAAAAATCCAAGAAAGTATTATAAATATATACATGGCAATTCAATTACTAAAATTAGTCTCAGGTAAGTCAAATGCATTAAAGACTCTAGCACTTGTAGCTTCAGCTGGTCCTCGTCTTAGACAATTTATAGGTGTAATAGGTAAATCTTTTGCAAAAGGAAAAATTAAGAGTTTTAAAAATATTGGTGAGAATGTAGAAGTTCAGGTGCTTGTAGCAAAATTTAATCAAAAAGAATCTTCACACTATACTAAAATGCTTGTTCCTCT